CAGAGATTACTATTCGGCAGCTTCTGCACGTCGCTACTGGTCCATCTCGCAATATAAGCGGTTTAAAGAGTGCGAAGCACGGGCGTTGGCTGAGCTAGAAGGAGAATGGGAAGACCAGAGAGACAACACAGCTCTCTTGGTCGGGAACATGGTCCACAGCTATTTTGAAAGCCCAGAAGCACATAAGAAGTTCATGGATGAAAATGCAGATGCCATGATTTCAAAAGCAGGGAAAACTAAAGGTCAGTTAAAATCTGACTTCCTGGTTGGTCAGCGCATGATCGAGCGGCTGGAAGCTGACAAGCAATTTATGGATTACTATGTCGGCCAGAAAGAGGTTGCTGTCACAGGCAAAATCGAAGGCGTGGAATTCAAAGGCAAGATTGACTGTCTCAATATCGAAAAGGGATATTTCGTAGACATCAAGACTACAAAATCAGACATCGACAGCATGGTATGGGTTCAGGACGAAGCAAGCGGCCGAAATATTCAGGTTCGCTGGTTCGAGGCTTGGGGGTATGTCTTGCAGATGGCAGCATATAAGAAAATGCTGGAAGAGCAGTACGGCAAAGAGTTCACCCCTATTATTTACGCAGTGACGAAAGAGTCGACGCCTGATACCCGGGCGATTGTTTTCCAATCGCAGGAAAAACTCGACTATGAGCTGACTGAGCTGTCTATGCTGATTCAGCATCTTGATAAGGTTAAGCGAGGCGAAGAGAAGGCGAAGCCGTGCGGTCATTGCGAATACTGCAAAACGAAAGCGCTGAGCCAACGTGTGGAGGTGGTTTGATGAGTAAGCAAGTAAAAGACATACTGGCAACCCATGACACAGGCTGCCCGCACGGTATTACATTCGCTATACATCAAAACAAAGAGGAATGTATTGCATTATTTGGCAGATCTGGTTGGCCAGGTCTCAAACCTCAATTTATTCGTTGGAATGAAAGTGTTGAAAACCAAACAACATACAAAACTGAGGAATCCTTACTTAATGCCTATATTTCTGATGTTGAAAAAACATCGGAAGATTTTATTGTCATTCAATTGTTGCCCTTTTAAGAGGGAAAAAATAACCCAAAACCAACTATTTCCAAAATAGAAACAACTCAAAATAAAACAAGCCGTGTATTCTTGTAAAACTGCGAACTAGAAAGCGTCAATCGGTCATGTGACCTTGGACGAGCGAATGCCCGTATTTAGCCAAACTCACAACAGAGGCAGTCGCGTTTTTTTAAATAAACAGATGAAATTTTTGGATTTATTTGCTGGCATCGGTGGTTTTCGTCTTGGAATGGAGTCCGCCGGTCATGAATGTATAGGCTTTTGTGAAATTGACAAATTTGCAAGAGCCAGTTATCAAGCTATACACGACACGAAGGGAGAATTAGAATTACATGACATCACAACAGTATCAGACGAGTTTATTCGAGGAATCGGAAGTGTGGATGTTATCTGTGGAGGATTTCCGTGTCAGGCTTTCTCAACTGCAGGGAACAGACGAGGTTTTGAAGATACACGAGGAACTTTGTTCTTTGAGATTGCTAGGTTCGCATCTATTCTCAGACCCAAATATCTATTCCTTGAGAATGTCAAAGGACTCCTCAATCACGAAAACGGAATTACATTTGAGACCATTATCTCAACCTTGGATGAACTGGGGTATGATGTGGAATGGCAAGTGCTTAACAGCAAGGATTTCGGAGTCCCACAAAATCGGGAACGTGTGTTCATTATCGGACATCTTAGAGGAGAATGTACCAGAAGAGTATTTCCTCTCAGTGGAGAAAATCAGTCAACTAGTAGCCAATTAGTCATGAAAATTGGGAATGTAAATCCATCTGGCAAGGGAATGAATGGGGAAGTCTATCAAGCTGATGGTCTAGCTCCCACGCTTACAACAAACAAGGGAGAGGGGCAGAAGATAGCCATAAAAAGCAATACTATAAAACAATTTGGGGTATTGCAACCCAATTTTAATCAATGTGGAGTGATTTACGAAACAGATGGCATCGCACCAACTATCAGAGCCTGTCAGGGTGGAGGGCTTGAACCTAAAATAATTCAACGTGGTCATGGTTATAATCAAGGCGGAGAACATGACATCGCTCCTACTTTGACAAGTAATAGCTATCACGAAAACAATGTTTTAAAAATAACAGAGGCAACTTCTCAAGGATACACTGAGGCAATGATTGGCGATAGCGTGAACTTATCACACCCAAATTCCCAAACACGCAGAGGGCGAGTAGGTAAGCAGATAGCAAATACTCTTTTAACTGGAGAGAGTCAAGGTGTGGTTGAGCCTGATTTTAGGATTAGAAAGCTAACACCTAGAGAGTGCTGGAGGTTACAAGGTTTTCCTGATTGGGCTTTTGATAAAGCGCAAGAAGTCAATAGCAACAGTCAATTATACAAGCAAGCAGG